GCTGCTTATTATAACGGTTTTTATAATGATGCTTGGCAGGCCGGTATGTCCAAAGCTACTCAGGCTCGCTACGAATCTAATGCTGCCCGTATTGCTGCGCAAATGTCCGAAATCTTTAAAGATCGTGAAAAATCGTCTTGGAAGAACAATCCTATATATTACAATATAACGGAACTTCTTAAAGGTATTCTCGGAAGTGTTGGCAGTATTGCTGGTCCGCTTTTTCTAGGTAATAAAATCAGCTCGCTTAAAAAAGCCGGCAAAGCTGCCGGCGGTTGGAGTTTGTCCACTCCTGATCCCTATTATTATTAATCTCTTCCCCTTCCGGCTTATAGCTGGAAGGGATTCTTGTTCCTGACTCGATGACTCGATTAACATTTTATAATGTTATTTAACATTATATTCTTTGGAATTTCATAATAAAATGCTATCTTTGTAATGTAATCAAAAACAAAGGATATGAAAACAAACAAATTATTTCGGGTTAATGTTGAGAAAGCTAATGCTATCTATTCAGTGTTTAAAACTTGTAGTGTTTTTACAATATTGCTGGATGGCACTTTGATTCCTGTCTATGATTTTAGTGGTAATAACGTTCGTTCGTCTTTGAATAGTCTTCGCAAGTATTATCCTGACTCTGTAGTTAGGTATCATTTTAAGTCTTCTTTTTATGATCAGAATACTTTACCTACTCCTTTTCATTTAACTTATTCTGATTGTATTCTGTTCTTTTAGGGCTGTTTTACAGCCCTTTAACACTGTCCGCAGGACACCATTAACGCAGTGAGAGCGCCGGACGAAGTCCGTGTCGCGGAATCGCGTAAACATCCTAGCGCCCTTGAGTATGTCTCTTTACTCTTGCGGCACTCTTCCTTTGCATTATGTTAACTACGGTTCACGCCGTCAACGAAGTTGACCCGTAAACATCCTTACGTCGTGTTCAGTCAAATTATGAAATCCACACTTTTGCCCGAATGGGAATCAGGTTTCTCCATTCCCTGATTCAACTTCTTCATCCTAAATATGCAAAAGTGACACTGAAATAACCGGATTTTAATGGATTCGAAGAATCCAATGCGCGTTGGAGTGCTCGAGCTAGGCGAACAAATAAAACAAAAGTTTTCCCGGGAGGACACGAAGTGTCCGACTCGTGAGCCGGTATCGCGAGAGCACAGCGAAGGAAAAAAAAAAATTGTGAAGAAAAATATGAAAAGATTTTGATGTTTCAGAAAAATATTTGAATATTTGCATATCACAATTTTAAAATAAACAGATATGTTATTCAAAGTACTTAAACATCCGAAGACACAGGATCCTCAACGACCGATGGAACCTGAGATTTATGTAGTAGAGGAAGCAGAATTGTTACACTTCCTGCATGAAAATGCAAAACCCGGCAGTAACTCTGTTTTGGTTTTTGATGTTTTCCCGGAAGAAAACCTCTATTTATTAAGTAACGATAAGGATTAAATTTTACAGGACATGAACCAACAGGAATTCATACAAAAAGTCTTTTCGATGTGTCAGCATCAGATACAGACTAAAAATCCATATACTGGTGAATTGATCATGGTTCCTTGCGGGACGTGTCCTGCTTGCCGTTTCAATAAGTCGATTCTTTCTCAAAATAAAGTTCATGCGCAATCTTTGGTTTCTCGTCACGTTTATTTTATCACTCTTACTTATGCCCAAAGATACATTCCGTATTATGAATACGAAATCGAAGCTTTGGATGCTGATCTTCTTGCGATTACTGCTCATTGTCGTAATCGTAATCCTATGTATAGTACTTATACGTATCGTGGCGCCAAGCATAAGTTAAGGATTCGTGGTCTTGCATCACCCAAGGTAGCGACGTTTTCCTTTTCAGTAAACCGTGATTATTGGACTTCTTATGTACAGAAATCTGATCTTTCGTTTCATGGAAAATACCCCGGCCTCTCAGGTCGTATTCCTTATCTTTTACATGATGACGTAGCCCTCTACATGAAGCGCGTGAGAAAATATATATCTAAATTAGGAATAAATGAATCAATACACACATACATTGTGGGAGAGTATGGACCCAACTCTTTCCGCCCACATTTCCATCTCTTACTATTCTTTGACTCCGACGAACTCGCCCAGAATATTGTCAGAATTGCGAATTCGTGTTGGCGATTTGGACGTGTCGATTGCTCTGCCTCGAGAGGCCGTGCTGAAGACTACGTTAGCGCGTATCTTAATAGCTTTAGTTCTATCCCCTTACATATTCAGGAAATTCGTGCTATTCGGCCTTTCGCGAGATTTTCAAATAAGTTCGGATACTCTTTTTTTGAGTCTTCGATTAAGAAAGCTCGATCGGGTGACTTCGATGAGATCCTTAATGGAAAGAGCTTGCCGTATAATGGCTTTAATACCACTATATTCCCATGGCGCGCGATTATCGATACCTGCTTTTACAGACCCGCTTTACGTAGACATAGCGATATTCATGAACTTACAGAGATATTACGATATGCTAGAAACTTTAAACAAAGACCCGCACTCCAGAAGGCAACCTTGTTCCAGTCCCCCGGAATAATGTATGCATACTTACAGGACTTGGGCCCCTCTGCTGCGACTAAGTTTATAGAATCTGACTATCCTTTGCACCGCATTCTCTCTTTCCTTAAGCTCGATTATACTAAAATAATTCAGGGAGAATCTTCCGAGGTGCGAAGCTTTCATTCTCGGTTGTATATGTTTCTTCGGCAATCTGAACTATTTCTTAATGGAATTGGTTACACTCTGCTGTCAACACGAGTAGAATATTCGTTAATTAAGAAATCACTTGAAAACTCAATTAAATTTTACAATGAAAGAGAAAGAAAAAGCCTCCAAGATCTTTTCCATGATTCTGAAGCTTTTGAGAGCGATTGGTCGGATATTTTTTGGGATCGAAGACAAGAAAAAGTCAGACGATTCGTAGATTCGGATTATGGAAATCTTTGCCGTGATAAACTTCACAGCGAGATTCGAAAGCGTATAAAACACAGAGAAATTAATGATGCTGTAGGTATATTTACTAAGCAATCTTATAGGAACCATGGTGAAATATAAAGTATATATTTATCAACATAATGCCGATACCTTTATCGAGGATCAGTATTTTTTAGTAGCTACGACTTTTGTTAACGCGCGTGATGTGGTCGATCTGACTAAAAAAATGAATATATTAAACAAAATTTTTGATTATGCTTTTGATCCTTTGTATTATACTGATTGTTATTTCGGAGACATCTTCCGAATGAATGATTTACCATGCAGCGACAAATCAAAACAAACTAAAATTCCATTCTAATGAGCTTATTTAACATGTCAGCCGTGAAAAATCATCCCAGACGTTCCGGTTTTGACTTATCTAATAGGGTATGTTTCACCAGTAAGGCTGGTGAGCTACTCCCTGTATTCTGGGATATCGTTTACCCCGGTGATTCTTTTAAAATTAAGACCCAGCTTTTCACCCGTACTCAGCCGTTAAACACAGCTGCCTATACTCGTCTTCGTGAATATCTTGATTTCTATTTTGTACCCCTCCGTTTGATTAATAAAAACCTGCCCACCGCTTTAATGCAAATGCAGGATAACCCCGTTCAGGCTACCGGACTTTCAAGTAATAAAGTTGTTACTACTGATATTCCTTGGGTTTCCATTAGTGGTTCCGGCTATTCAAGTTTGAATAGTATTAATGCCCTTTATCACGGTAGTTCCGAAGATTTTTTTAATTTGCTTGGATTTAATTCATTGACTCAGTCGGCAAAGTTATTAATGTATCTTCGATATGGTAATTTTCTTCCGTCTGATGCTAATGTAACGAAATCAGCTAGTGTAGGTCTTTCATCCTCTCTTGATCTTCGTAGTTCTGAAAATAGTTCTACTGGTTACACTTCGTTGCACATTCTTCCTCTTGCTGCTTATCAAAAGGTTTATGCCGATTTTTTCCGATTTACTCAATGGGAGAAAAATCAGCCTTACACTTACAATTTTGATTGGTATTCCGGAGGAAACATTCTTACATCCTTGGGTTCTGCTGGTCTTGCGGCGAAATATTTTTCTGACGACAACCTTTTCACTCTTCGCTACGCCAACTGGCCGAAGGATATGTTTATGGGTGTAATGCCTGATTCTCAGCTTGGTGATGTGTCTATTGTTGATGCTTCCGGATCCGAAGGAACTTTCCCTGTTGGATTGGTGGATGTGAATGACGGTACACTGCGTGCTGGACTACTTGCTCGTAGTGGTTCTAGTCCTTCTGATCACTCTGTTTTGGAAATGCAGACTTCATCTGTTCTTGCTGCTAATACTACATATGGCGTTTATGCACAACGTGCTGCTGGATTGTCTTCCTCCTTTTCTATTCTGCAACTCCGTATGGCAGAAGCTGTACAAAAATACCGTGAAGTATCCCAATTTGCTGATCAGGATGCCCGTGGCCAGATTATGGCGCATTTTGGTGTA